GTATAGTACAAGAGGAGGTCTCACGACTTGTTCAACAGCAGATCGACGACCCAGCAGCCGCGAACGTGCTCGCCGGGCTGGCGGCAATGATTGATGATGTCGGCGTTGTCGCAACCAGCTTCTTCGAGGGCGTCGGCCAGGATGGGCAGGCGATCGAAGGCTCGGTCGTCGTGGATGCCTTGAGCCAGCTTGGCGACGGTGCCGTCATTCCAAGCCTGGCAGGATGGGGCAATAGTGGCAGGGCAGAAAGGGTTGCCGACTATACACCGCAATATCTCGCTTTGCGCCACCCGCTCCGAATTGAGCACTTGCAATTCTGCGGATCGTCTCGCCGCCTCACGTCGCTCTGCTGTGCGGTTACAGAAGCGTTTGCTGAACAGTGACCCAGAGGCGACGCTGGCCGCCGCATTCCAGGAACTACCTAGCGCGCCACCCCATGCTACGCCGGTAGTGTCGGGCGGATAAAGTTGTTGCACTTCCTCATCTGTCGCGATACCATCTGCCACTCGCTCGAACAGTTCTACCGCTCGCCGGAACTTTGCTTGCCCTTCCTCATTGGTCACCAGCTCTAGGACAGGAAACACTCGTCGATCACAGGCCGCGGCGAATAACCAGCACTGGCGATCCGTGATACGCCCACGGAGATGCTTGAGCATGGCATCCGGATCTGTGCAAGTTAACCATTCTTGCTCCGTCATGTGACTCCCTTTCACCTTTTCATTCATTCGGCCGCCGAAAATTCCGAAAAATCGCCGAAACTGCTCTCTTAAAAACGCCCCTCGTCAGGGTAGTATCGAATCTGTGGACCTGCAACAGATGTTCGCCCTGGCCCTCGACCCGTCCCTCATTCTGGAGGCCCGCGGCATCGTTCCCGACCCCTGGCAGCGAGTATTCCTCTTGTCCCGTGATCGCCAAATCCTGCTCAATTGCAGCAGACAATCGGGCAAATCGACCGTCGTTAGCGCCCTGGCCCTGCATACGGCGCTGTTCACGGCCGGCTCGCTCGTGCTGCTGTTGTCGCCGTCGCAGCGGCAGAGCGGCGAGATTTTCCGCAAGGTGCTCGACGCCTACAAGGCGCTGGGCAAACCGCTGCCGGCGCGACAGCAAACGCAACTACGCCTGGAATTGGCCAACGGCTCGCGCGTCCTTTGTCTGCCCGGACGCGAAGGCACCATCCGCTCGTTCGGCGGCGTCAATCTGCTGGTGCTCGACGAGGCCGCCCGCATTCCCGACGAGCTGTATCGCAGCGTGCGGCCAATGCTCGCCGTGTCGCAGGGGCGGCTCGTCGCCCTGAGCACGCCGTTCGGTCAACGCGGCTGGTTCTGGCAGGAGTGGGAGGGCGATGGGCCGTGGCAGAAGGTCCGCATCACCTGGCGCGAGTGTCCGCGCATCACGCCGCAGTTCATCGCCGAGGAAACCCGCGCGATGGGCCTGTCGTGGGTACAACAAGAATACGAATGTCTCTTCACCGCGCTCGAAGGTCTGGTTTATCCCGATTTCGAGCAAGCGCTCGTGAACGATTGGCCGCAAGTTACCGGCCGATTGGTTGGCGGCATCGACTTCGGCTGGCGCAATCCGTTCGCGGCAGTGTGGGGCGTGCTCGACCGCGACGATGTGCTATGGATCACCGGCGAGCGCTATCGCAGCGAGACGCCGCTGCACGAGCACGCCGCCTCCCTGCGCGAACTCGGCGATGTTACATGGTACGCCGACCCCGCCGGCCGCACCGAGATCGAGGAATTGCGCGCGAGCGGTCTGGTCGTGCGCCGCGGCGACAACGACATCCGACCGGGCATCGCCGCCGTGACCGCGCGTCTGCGCACCGGCCGGCTAAAAGTGCGACGCGACGCCTGCCCCCATCTGCTCACCGAGGTGCGTCTGTATCGCTATCCCACGGCCGCCGAGCGCGCTCTGCGCGGCGAAAATCCAGTGGACGAACACAATCACGCCCTGGGCGCTCTGCGTTATCTCATTTCTCGATTGGACGCGCACTTCATCGCCCGGTTGCGTAAACGATCGGACGAGCGCAACGATAAGAAACCGATGGTGGACCAGGGGATCGATCCCGAGAATCTGTGGACCCGGTTGTCATGATGCGAACTCTGCTCACGAAAACGCTGCTGCGGCTGGCCAACTGGCTGCGGCCCAAAGAGATGCCCTACGTCCTCGCCGGGCCGCAGTGGTCGGGCACCAGCTTCGTCGATAGCTACAAGCGCAACCGCCAGCCGACGCCGAATGAAATCCTGGCGGAGTTGAAGAACACTGCTTGGACGTGCGCCAGCATCAACGCCGCTACCTGCGCCAATTATCCACCGCGCCTGTACGTCATCACCGAGCACAACCAGCCGCGGCCGAAGTGCCTGACGAAAGCGCTGTCGCCGCGCACCGAGCGCCGCCTGCGCGCTCGTATCAAGAGCGCCGCCATCATCGAGGAAGTCACCGACCATCCGCTGCTAACGCTGCTTCGACGTGCCAATCCCATTCTCACGACATTTGACCTCTGGGAACTCACCACGCTATATCAGGAAGTGCATGGCAGCGCCTATTGGTATCTCGACTTTGATCCCGTGCTGAATGTGCCGCGGGCCGTGTGGCTTCTGCCGTCGCAGAACGTCACGCCGCGCCGCGATCCCAATAGCGCCAGCCTCGTCGATTACTACCTCTATCGCAATGGCCGCAGTGAGGAGCGCTTCGCCCCGGAGCAGATCATCCACTTCGCCTATCCCGATCCGCGCGATCCGTACACGAGCGGCCTGTCGCCGTTGCGGGCCTGCTTCGAGCAGGTGTCTCTCACAAGCGACTATGCCGCGTTCAAAAAGGCGAAATTCGAGAACCACGCCATCCCCGACGCTGTCATCTCGCCGGACGAAGTGATGGGCGAGGAGGAGCGCGATCGCCTGGAAACCCAGTGGAACCATCGTTTTCGTCGCGGCGGCAGCGGCAAAGTGGTCGTGGCCGAGTCGTCGCTGAAAGTGTCGCTGCTCAACCAGTCGATGGGCGACCTCGCCGCGCTGGCCGACATGGCCGCGACGAAAACCGATATTGCCAATGCGTTCCACGTACCGATCGCCTTCCTGACCTCCCAGACGAACCTGGCAAATTTGCAGGCATCGCAGAGCCAGCACATGAGCTTGGCCATCAGTCCGCGCCTCGAACGCCGCGATGAGAAACTCAACGCCCAGCTGGTGCCGTTGTTCGATCCGACGGGCCGATTGTTCCTCGCCAGTGAGGATCCCGTGCCGGTCGATCAGAACTTACTGGTGCAACAACAGATCGCCGATCTCAAATATGGTGTGGTGTCGATCAATGAGATTCGCAGCGAGCGCGGCCTGCCGCCGGCGCCGTGGGGCGACGTGCCGTGGCTGCCGCTCCAGTGGGAACGCACCGATATGCCGCGACAAACTGAGCTGCCGCACACCGGGCGCAATCGGCCGCCCGAGGATACCCCCGTCGATGCTTAACCGCGAGGTTTACCCATCATGCCCGACGTCCTCACAACGCACTATGGGCCGGTCGAGGGACCGCTCGGCTTCCCCATGCCCGACCGCGTCGCCCGCACGCTCGATACGCTGCTCAAATCGCTGCCGCGCACGCCGGAGCACGAGTATCGCCATCTCGTCACCACCAAAGCGCCGACGGAGATCAACCCCGGCGAACGCAGCGACGTCAGCTGGATCAGCAGCGAAAGTCCCGACCGCACCCGTGAAGTCGTCCTCGCCAAGGGGATGAACGATTCGCAGTTCGCGGCCAATCCTATCGTCACGCTCGGCCATGCGTATTACCTGCCGCCGGTGGGCAAATCGCTGTGGCGCAAGCGCGTCCGCGACGGCGAGCGCGTCGGCGTCAAGGCCAAGACGGTTTATCCTGCTCGGCCGGAGACGTGGCCGGCGCAAGATCCCTGGCCCTCCGATCAAGTGTTCGCTCTCATTCAGGCCGGCCTGCTGCAAGGTAAATCCATCGGCTTTCTGCCGGTCAAGGTGCATGTGCCCGATAGCAAGGAAGTGCAAAAGAACGGCTGGGACGACGCGGTCGGGCTGGTCATCGACGAATGGCTGCTGCTCGAATACGCCTGCGTTTTCCTGCCGGCCAATCAAGACGCCCTGGTCGAGAGCGTCGCCAAGGGCGGCCTGGCGATCGCGGACGACGTGCTACAAGCATTGGGATTGAGCAAGCAGTTATTCGGCGACGGCGCGCAGGAACGCGTCATTCCGTTCACGCCGCTGGAAGAAATTCACCGCGCCGTCCTCGGCCGAATCGAGGCCATCGACTTTCAAGCGCTGGCCGAAAAAACGATAAAAGAGACCTGGTACAAATCTATTGGCCGGGTGTAAGATAGAGTTCTTGCCTCATCGAAGCCGTCCGGAACGAGCCGGCAGAGAACGACGCCAAGCGTTCAGCCGGTCCTGCCGAGATGGACGGACGACCTTGTGACCTTTCACCCCATCCGTGAACCTCCGAGAGCATTTCCCATGTTTGTAGAGCTACTGAAAGACTTCCTCGGCAAGAAGGCCGGCGAACGTATCCACGTCGGCGAGGCCGAAGGCCGGCAACTCATCGCCAGCGGCGTCGCCAAGGCAATCAACGACGACCCCATTACGCCGCTGGTGACGAAGGCGATGGAGAGCGCCCTGTCCGGTTTCAGCCGTGGACTCGACACCATCATCAGCGAGACGCTGAAACAATTCAGCCAGGCCCAGAGCATGGCCCGCAAACACGCCGTGCCGGCTCTCTTCGGCGCCGACGGCAGCGGCGACCCGCGCAAATCGTTCGGCGATTGGCTGCTGGCCTGCGCTCGCAACGACGCTCGCTACCTGGAAAAACACTACGGCAGTAATTTCGTCGCCTGGCAGACGAAGGCAGCGCTGGCCGAGTCGTCCGGCGTCACCGGCGGTTACACCGTGCCGCCCGAATTGTTCGAGCAACTCATGGCCATTGTTTCCGAGCTGGCGTTCATCCGACCGCGCGCCTTCGTCATTCCAATGGCGGGAGCGAGTTTGCAGATACCTTTTCTCGACATTACGACCGCCCAGAGCGCCGGCGTGTCGCCGTTCTTCGGCGGCCTGCAAATGTACTGGACGGCCGAGGCGCAGACGCGCACCGAGACGGAGCCGCAGTTCAAGCAGATGGAGCTGAAAGCCTGGGAGTTGTCCGGCTACTCGGTGTCGAGCAATGTCCTGCTGCAAGACTCGATCGTCGGCCTGGAAAAGTTCTTGATGACGCTGTTCGCCAAGTCGATCGCTTGGTTCGAGGAGTACGCCTTCTTGCAGGGCAACGGCGCCGGCAAGCCGCAGGGCATGCTCACGGCCGGGGCGACGCTGCTGAAAAACCGCGACACCGGCAATCAAGTCAGTTTCAACGACGTGGCGACCATGTGGTCGAAGCTGTTGCCGTCGTCGTGGAACACGGCCATCTGGGTGTTCTCGCCGAGCGTGGTGCCGCAGCTGTTGCAGCTCAAGGACGGCGCCAACCGCGCTATCTTCATCAGTATCGATCAGGGGGCGACGAAATCGCCGGTGTGGTCGCTGCTCGGCCGGCCGGCGTTTCCGTCGGAGAAGCTGCCGCCGCTGGGGACCAAAGGCGATTTGATGCTCCTCGATCCGTCGCTGTACGTCATCGGCGATCGCATGCAGATCGAGATCGCCGCCTCGGAGCATGTGAATTTCCTCAAGAACCAGATGACGTGGCGCGTCGTCGAGCGCGTCGATGGGCAGCCGTGGGTTGAGAAGCCCATCACGCTGCAAGACGGCAGCACACAAGTCTCGCCGTTCGTCGCGCTCAATTGATGACATTAACTCGCACAATCCAGGCGAGCGGGGGCGTCAGCCCCCTGTAACCACTAAACAGGGGGCTGACACCCCCCGCTCGCCACACAAAAGGAGCCCGTATGTATACCGAACACCTCACGCAACGGCTGGGCATCAGCGCCCCGGTTGCGCCGCAAACCCTGACGACGACCACGACCGTCAACAGCGGCAAAGTGGACCTGTCCATCTTCCGCCGCGCTCTCTTCTTCTTCGAGACGGGCGCTTTCGGCGGCACCAGCCCGACGTTGTCGGCCGTCCTGCAAATCCAGGACGGCCCCGACGGCGCGACGTGGAGCAACAATGCCACCGTGCCCAACGCCACCGTCACGGCGGCCGGCAAGCAGGCAACGCTGGAGGTTCGCGCCGACCAACTCAACAGCGGCGCGCGCTACGTCCGCCTGCAAGCCGTCTGCACCATCGGCGGCACCAGTCCGACCATCCCCGTCGCCGTTGTCGGCTTCGGCGATGAGGCGGCGCACAAGCCGGGCAGCGCGCAAAACGATGCCAGCGTGGTCAGTCAAACCGTGGTTAATTGATCGGCTATCGGCTATCGGCTATCGGCTATCGGCCAGACCGAGAACCGAGAGCCGATTGGCCGAAAGCCGAATGCCGAAAGCCGATAGCCGATATGAAGCCCCTCCCCTCCGGCGACCTGCGCTGCAACCTCGCCACCTGGCTCGTGCCGATTGGCGCTTTGCCGGCCGTGGCGCGGGCCCTGCTCGACGCTTTGCCGCCCGAAGCGTTCGATCCGGGTTTCCAGGGGCAGAAGGTGGAGACGACCTATTTCGACACGGCCGCTCTCGCCTTGCGCAAGGCGCGGCGGCAGGGCGAGCGCTATCTGACGCTACGGCTGCGCTGCTACGACGCGCCCGGCAGCTCGACGGTCTACGCCCTGTCGGCCAAGACCGAGAGCGAGAAATGGCGCAGCGAAATCACGGCCGAGACGGCGGACCTAGTGCGGCAAGCGTCCGGTTTCGCAGTCTGGCGGTCCCTTTTGCCGGCGCATTTACAGGCCCGGCTCGTGGGCCTTGTCGGCGACGAGCCGCTGCTGCCGGCGGCGTGCGTCCTGACCCATCGCTACGCCGTGGAGAACGAGCGGGACCGTCTCACGCTCGACGTGGACGTGCGAGCCGACACGGGCAAGCGGTTGCCCGCGGCCGTGCTGGAATTCAAGAGCATCGACGAAGACGCCGCTCCTCCCGGCGGCCTGGTCGCCGCCCGGCTGCGACCCATCAAGTTGAGCAAGTTTCTCTGGGCTACCGAGGTGTAACGTGGCTGCCAAGGACCTTATCACCCTGTCGCGTGCCGAGCAGGACATTCAAGGCTACACGCCCGGCAGCAATGACGCCCTGATTTCCGCGCTCATCACGGCGTACTCGGACGCCATCGAGAAGTATTGCCGGCGGCATTTCGTCAGCACGTCCTACGACGAACTGTACGATGGCAACGGCGATCGCCGCCTGTTGCTCCGCCAGTACCCCATTCAAAGCGTGCAGAGCGTGCGTTATCGGCCGGTGACGGTGCTGAAGATCATCAACAACAACACCGCGAGCATTCAACGCGCCACGGTGCAAGTCACCGCCACCGGTATCACCCTGACCAGCGTGGCGTCCGGCGTGGTCAGCACGGACACGAGCAGCACCTACGCGAGTTTTCCGACGATTCAGGGCATCGCCAACAACATCAACGGCCTGGGCAACGGCTGGTCGGCGCAGGCGGTCGGATTGCCGGGCGGAGATTACGGCCTGTTTCCCAGCGCCGATCTCTATGTGCCCAGTTCCTACGGCGACGGCACAACGACGACGAGCCAGGGAGCGCTGACGGCGCGCGGCGGCTTCGCCGAGCTGAAGCTGCATACCTATGAATTGCAGGGCTACCAATGGGACGCGCGCGGCTGGCTCTTGCGGGCCATTCCCTACACCGACCCGGAATTATTGCACCCCGAAGACCTCATCTGGCCCATCGGCATCAACAATTTCCGCGTGCAGTACACGGCCGGCTACACCGTTATCCCCGAGTCCGTGCAGGAGGCATGCGCCCTCTGGGTGGCGATCGCCTATTACCAGACGCAGCGCGATCCGAGCTTGCAGAGTCAGGAGTTGGCCGCGACGGTCAAACAGTCGTGGGGCCAGGAGGATCCGATGAACCCGCCGCCGCGTGTGCGCGCCTTGTTGGCGCCGTATCGCCGGCACACCGTCAGCACCGAACAAGGGTGAGATCATGAGCTTGCCTGTCCCTCCGAACACGACCTGCGACATTTACCAGGGCACGAACGCGCCGCCGAATCCGCCGGACGTGGCGGGGGTTTCGTGCTACCTCGAAGAGCGTTTCCGCAACATCAAGCCGCAGGTCGGCAATCCGACCATCATCTACGACCACATCCTGCGCGTGGCGGCGGATGTGGACGTGCGCGACAACTACAACGGCGTCGCCGGCGCGTCCGCCGTTTACGTCCCCAACAACAGCGGCACGCGCTTCCTCGCCGTGGCCGTGGCGCGCGTCGGCCGCGGCACGCCGCTGGATCACAAGATCGTCTACCTCCAGCGCCAGAACGTCGTTTGGCCCAGCAATGACGTGTGAAACAAATATGAACGATCTGTTTTAATCCTTATTGCGACCAAGCGACGCCCTGAAGCCCGGGAAGTCCGCTCTTCACGCCGCTTACCTGGCGGGCTTCAAGGACGGACTGTTGCTCGCCGTCGCCGTCTTCACCATCCTATTCCTGCTGTTTCGTCGAGGTGAATGAGTTATGTCCAAGCGCTTCCTCCTCGCCGCCCTGGTCGCCGGGGCGCTCGTGTGGTGGTATCACGACCGACGAGCTTCGGTCCGGCCGGTCGAAGGCGGGCGCGTCTCCCCGGATGGCACGGTGGAAGTGGTGTGCGATTTGCCCGAATCGCAACGCAAGCGAAACATCGCCAGCAAGGGGCTGGGCCGCTGCGTCTTTCGTTCGATTGACTACGCCGCCCGCTGGCCGCAGGTGGGTAATCGCTTTGCTGGATCCTCCACCGCCGTTGCCCCCGCACAATTGAGGTATATCATGCGACCCATATTGTCTCTTTTCGTTTGTTCGCTGAGCGTCAGTCCGGCCATCGCCGGCTACGAGTGGCGTTCCTTTCCCGACAGTTTACCCTTGATGACGACGCTCAAGGCGGACATCGATCAGATCGTCAAGTCCGCCGTGGAGGCGGCGATGAAGCAGGCCATCGAAGATATCAAGACGGCGGCCGCGCCGTCGTCTTCGACCAAATAAACGAGGCGAAAAGTCCGATGAATCGCGAACCTCTCGTCCGCAATCGCATCAAGGCCCATGTCCGCGTGCGGGCCGGCGATCTGGTGCCGCACGAGTTGAATCCGCGCCTGCACGGCGAAGCGCAGCGGGCGGCACTGGCGGCGCTCTACGCTGAGATCGGTTTTGCGCGCTCGCTTCTCACCTACGAGCTACCCGACGGACGCTTGAAACTCATCGATGGTCATCTACGCCAGGACATGACGCCGGACATGGAGGTTGATGTGGAAGTCTTGGATGTCAACGATGCCGAGGCTCGCGCCTTGTTGCTGTCGCTCGATCCGCTGGCGCAACTGGCCGACTACGACGGCGCCACCCTCGACCGGCTGCGCGCCCTAACCAGCACCGCGTCGGATGCGATCGCCAACTTGTGGGCGTCGGTCGGCCAGGCCAACGCCGCCGTCGCGGAAGCGCTCGCCGCTCGTACGCCGCGGGAGCGATCCGAGGATGTTCCCGAGCAGTTTCTCATCCTCGTCGAGTGTGCCGACGAGCAGCGTCAGAGGGAATTGCTGGAGCGCTTCCAGCAGGAAGGGCTGAAGTGCAAGGCGCTTGTCTCCTGAATATCATGAACGACATCATCACCGTCGAAACGCCCATCGCCGAATCGCCGCGCACCCTGCAAATTCAGGGCATGTTCGATCTCGCGGCCGAGAAATCTTCGCGCTTGCAGTGGACGATTTCATTGCCCCTCGACGAACGGCCGTGGCATATCGGCCTCGTCGCGGGACCGTCGGGCTGCGGCAAAAGCACCATCGCCCGACACTTCTGGCCCGCGCATATTCGCCGCGATTTCTCCTGGCCGCGCGACGCCTCGCTGCTGGACGGCTTCCCCGCTCCCATGCCGATCAAGGACATAACCGCTCTGTTATCGGCGGTCGGCTTCTCGTCGCCGCCGGCGTGGCTGCGGCCGTTCCACGTCCTCTCGACTGGCCAGCAGTTTCGCGTCGCGCTGGCCCGCTTGCTCGCCGAGACGCCGGAATTGGCCGTCATGGACGAATACAGCAGCGTCGTCGATCGCACCGTGGCGCAGATTGGCTCGGCGGCGCTGGCCAAGGTCGTCCGCCAGCGCAGTCAGCGCTTCATCGCCGTGACGTGCCATGACGACGTGGAGAATGGATTGCTGATTTAACCTGTCAGTTGAGAGGGCGTCTAGGCGAGCGTATAAGCAATCGAGACGAGCAA